CTAATTTTTTCTGCACGATATACATTTAACCCTGTAATCCGTTTGCTCATAGTAGAAATTGGTAAGTCTACTTTTATTTTAATTTCAGATTTACTTACATCGTCACCACTTTCTGTGTTGGTTACAACTTGATTAATATTATCATCGTCAATTTGTGTTTCTTGAACACCATCATACACTGCTGTAACTGTGTATTTTACAGTATCAGATCCTCGTATTTCCTCATCGGTTTTTACCAATTCTACATTTTTAAATGTAAATGGATTGGTTAGTCTGTTTTGCTCTACAAACCAGTCAGGACCATACACTTTTGATCCATTAAATAAACTTCTGTCAATATATCCTAACCATGTACCCTTTGCTTCATTGGATCCTACTTTCGCAATATTACCAGGCAACACTCGTAAAGTGTCTCCAAATGGGATAATAGGATTCCTGTCTTTTTTATGATAGGATGTTGCCAGGCTATACCTACTTGCTATATCAATCCATCTGTAATCGCAATCTCCTGATCCGTTCCAGGTGTTTGCATACCAACCTATATCCGACATTTTGTATACATCGGCACTTTCATTTGCACTTGCATCTTGTGCTTCGGTTCCATAGACACCAATCCATGCTTTTGCATGGGTAAAAAAGTTTTGTGGGGTTGCACAATCAGCAAAACAAGTAGGGTTCCAGTTTGTTTTACCTGATGCTGTCCCTGGATCTATCATTACCTCAACTGTTTTACTGCTATTTACTCTGTACAATATCCCAGAATCAGTAGCATTGCCACCACCATCCACAGCATTGTTTGTTCCGACAATTAAATATTTGGTTCCTGAAGGAATGTTGTATGCTTTATCAATAAAAGCAATATCTACTGCAACGCCAAAAATTGAACTGCTCACATCGGTGTTAATTGTATTAATTACTGTAGTGCTATTATGGGTAGAGTATTGTAAATATTTCCTACTACTTGCCCCTATATACCACAACACAAGCGATTCTGACTTATTGCTATTTTCCCCAAAATCCATTTTTGTAACTTGTTGTACAGTAGTATTTGACAGGGTTGTTCCCCAGGTTGCCCAGGAGGTTTCCCCTGACAAAATATCCAAAGTATATACATTGGTATTGGCACTGGATGAGGTCACAACGATTGTTAAATATTCGTGATTGACTTCTCCTACACTGGTCGTTCCATTTGCATTTAAATTATTGGTCTGTATTAAAGAAGTAAGCCCTTTTGCATCAATGATTGCTATTCCTGTTGTAGATATAACCGATGCACTGTCTGATGTAGTAACCTTGTATAAAACATTTAATCCTATAGCAATAAAATATAAACTACCATTTGCTATAGTCATGTACGACTTTGAACACAATGCACTGGTAGAAAGCGCAATAGGAGTTCCTTCCGATACATTCCCACTGGCATCGCAAGTATATTTTACCAAAAAGTTGTAATTAGTAGCAGGACTTCCATCTTGGTAAGAATAATGAATATAGATTCCTTCATTAAACCCTATTAATCCACAAATGGTAAAATTTGTTTTTGTTTTGTATGTATTGTAATTGGTTTCACTTAAATCAACATAACTGGAGCCTGTAGAACAATACGCCAATTCTGTCCCATTTTTTGCTATAGAAAGCACCCTTCCAACTGAAGAGGACATGGGAGCAATTGCTATTTCTTGTACCAATGACCAATCTGTACCGCCAAAATCAACAGCTTCGTCTACCTGTACATGAGCAGAATGTTTTCCACCCCATCCTTTGGTACTTGCACCTGTCGGAAGGGTAGTTTCAAAAAAATTACCACCTCCCCAGGTTCTGGCATTATCCGTATTTATTCCAATTTTAGTTGTGGAAGGAACTACATCTGCTCTTTCATATACACCAGCACCTGAAATACTTGCCTGTGGCGAAGCATTATCTTTACAATCCTGGACCAGTACATAATCATCTTCTACAATACCATGTGCAAATGCAGTCTGAAACCACATAATATTATTTTCTACCTGTAAATGATCGTTTACATCGGGTAAAGCTGGATCATACCACCATAACTTTAATTTATTACTATCGTTGATAGTTACCAGTAAATATCTGAATCCATCACCAGCATCATTTGAGCTACTACTACCCATTTCAAATTTATTTGAAACAAAAGTATATATATTATACACTACATAAGTTCCTACTGGAGAAGTAGCATTATTTACTAAAGTTAAACCAAAAGAAGGCGTAGATGATGATACCCCTGCACCAAAAGTTTTCTTTAACCTTCCTGCTTCAATCTTGAGGTTCTTAATCTCCTGGGCTACATTATCTGGTAGATCTTCCAGGTCTGCATTGGTTAATGCTCCATCAAAATCTTTTATATCAATAAAATTTGCCATTAACCGACTGGATAATTAGGATAAATTGGATCAATCAAAGCATTACTACTGGAATAATCAAAAGGAATCCCTTCTCCTATGACTCCTGTAGCTGGATTCTGGTTGTATTTTGCCAGGTATTCATATCCCCTGGTTAAAGCAGTATTCATGCGATCAGGTTGGTTTGCTGTTCTCCATAGTTCTGCTTCTGCAAACTCCAGGATTGCATCGTGAAATATGTCGTTTAATTCGCAATTAACTGCTGGGGATGATGTTGTCAATGTAGCTGGTGTTTTGATGTAATAGCAGTCTACATTTGCTGTATTGTTGTAAATATAAATTCTACCTTTGAAAATAAAATATACAGGTTCGGTTCCACTAAAGGATACCAGCCCTGTTGAAAAATCTTTTGCCATGTCAAAGGATATTTTGCGAATAAAGTTGCTGTTATTTATTCGTATTCCAAGAATCCCTAATGGTCCCCCAAATGGATCCGAGTCTAATGCCCCTGCCTGGGTTGGGATAAAATAGCTTTTAAAATGAGTATCTACATTGGTATCGGTACTCATACTAATTCCTGTTTTTAACACATGAAGATCGGTAAGTAAATGAGGATTCAATGCCTGGATTACTTTGTCCTGGGCACGATTTAAATATCGCTCCTTAATAGTATCTGAAAAAAGATCCCCTGCGGAATCTTCCATTCTGTCTCCCAATATGGTGTTCATTTCTGCTGTTGTCATGTTTTCTCCAGGCTAAATACCCCCCTTAAAAACAAGGGGGGTATTTTGTTATTCAGTTACTTAAGCGTAATCCAATGGTGAGTAAAGGTCTTTTACAACACAATGGGCTTTTCGGTTAGTAACAACCAAATTACCATATGTGTGTACCTTCTGCACAAATGTATTACTCTTGGTATCTTCAATCATGTCAGATGCAGTGAATTTTGCACCAGAATTGAAGAACATATAGAGGTAGTTTGTATTGATAAAATATATTCTACCATCTCTATTCTTCATAGTTGAAGTATCACCAGTTTGCAACTGACCTGTAACCATGTCCTGATCTGCTACAATGTCCACACCTCTGTATGACATTCCAGTAAATCCCATTTTAGCCATGCGATCAGATTCCAAACTTCCACGCTTGAACTCACCCAATTCTGACTCAATAAGGTCATACAAGTATTGTGGACATAAGATAACATCTGGGT